AGCAGCTATAGAAGCTATCAACGTTACAGAAATGACTAACGGCGGTATTGCTGCTGCATCCGCTCCGCGCTTTGCTCAAGACGGTCCCGGCAAAGTGGTCTTCCTATTCAAACGCTATGCCTCCGCAATGTACTTCATGCTCGGTAGTCTTGCTTATCGAAGTATCAAAGGTAGCGATGCAGACAGAGCTATGGCCCGTAGGCAGCTTGCGGGTGTATTCGGCGGTGCAGGGTTAGTGGCAGGTATCCAAGGACTACCCCTCTTCGGTGTGCTGGCAATGATGCACGATCTGTTCAAAGAAGATGACGAAGAGGACTTCGAGACTAGCGTACGACAGTATTTCGGTGAGGGTATGTATGGCGGTTTAGGTAACTACCTGTTCGGTGTCGATGTCGCCAGCCGTATGGGTCTATCAAACCTAGTGTTCCGTGACCGACTAATCGAGAAAGACCAGAGCATCCTGTGGACCACTGCTGAGATGTTAGGTGGTCCTGTGGTTGGTACGGCCCTGCAAGTAGAGCGTGGTTTTGACCAAATAGCTGATGGCGAAGTAGCGCGGGGCGTAGAAACTGCAATGCCTGCTGCGATACGCAACGTCCTAAAGTCTGCAAGATTTGCAGACGAAGGGGCTAAAACGNTAAGAGGCGATCCTATTATTGAGGACATAGGGCCGGGACATATCTTCGCCCAAGCCGTAGGCTTTGCGCCAGCCGACTACACGCTACAGTTGCAGAAGAATGCACAAGTTAAAAAGATAGATCGTGCCGTCAACGAAGAACGTACCAAGCTGCTGAAGAAATACTACGTAGCGTTACGCAATGCGGACGGACTAACTATGTCTGAGTTGTTGGAAGACATGGCAGATTTTAATAGCCGACACCCCACAGTTGCCATCACGCCTAAGACGATCAAGCGATCCATGAAGCAGCACATGCGGACTACAGCTAAGATGTATCACGGCATCACAGTCAGCCCACGCCGCCGTGCAGAAGCTCTAGATTTTGTATCTGAGTACGACGAGACGCCCAACATCTGGTACGACATCGCTGAAAACTTCTAGTGCTTAGGGCGTACCGCAGTCTCTTCGTCTACCAGCAACTTATGCTGGTATTTGTCAACAATATTTAGCGTTGCTAATAGAAACTGGTCATCAGCAGCGTCTATTTGATACGTTTCGCGCATCTTAACTAAAGTAATCCACGCTAAAAGTAACTCTACTCTCGTTGGTTTCATGTGAAACATCCTCCAGACAAAGAGGGCCGCGAACCCCACTATAAGGGGGATACCTCGATCAAGAGGGACGTGGGGTGCGGCCAAAACCCCCTCCGAAGAGGGGGTACAACCTTGGAGAAACGACAGACTGTGGAGGAGTGCTGTCAGCCGCAGCGTATCACAAAAGCCTCCAGATGCGTACCCCGAGCATCTTATTTTCTACAGTCGTCGCTAACTTGCATTCCCACCCTTTATCCGCGAGTACCTTCTTTGCTTGTTTCTTTGCCGTTACAGTGTCTATGCAGGGGATGAATATGGAAGAACCGACTACCATATCGCCCCACCGCACTTTGACGATTACCCCATCAGGGGATAATTCATCAATCCTCCTCATCAGACGCGTTGTAATTCAGGGTAAATACAATCACATCGGACAATAGATCCATGTGCGTACCCTTTGTTATGCGTGTTCTTATCTTCTTCGCGCCCAGTGTCTCTTTTAGATCTTGCATCAAACTGCTGTAGTCCAACTGCCTTTCTACGCACCATTCCTTCATATACTTAGGTATCAAGAAAGCACGCTTCTTGTCCGTCTCGTAGCGTCCGACCAACTTGACCCTTGGGTTCTTCATCGGCTCGACCAACATTGCGTCAAGCCCGTTGTGCTGTAGGAACTCTCGCGTATCTTCTTCAGAGTTTTGTTTCCTAAGATCGAACGTGCTCTTAATCCACAGGATGTTGTTGTACTGCTCAGATATGTATTCAGTTATCAACTGACTTACATCTAACTTCAAGGCAGCTTCATAGCCTTTGTTCTCTTCAATAACCTTCAAACCAAACTCGAATATATTTTTGGTATCAAAAGAGATCAGCCCAGCTTTACGTGCAAAATGACAGCCTGCTACCGTGCAGGTTACATCGGCGGACCAATACCTGTTCATAGAAGAAAGATCAGCCGCTCTATCTACACGTTTGCGTATTTCATACAACGTATCCTCTACCTCCTGAAGGTGATTAAGTAAGTATTGAATGTACACGACGCCCGCGTGTCCGTAATTGCGTAGTAGCCGTACGGTAAACGCATCGGTCTTTTCTTTGCCATCGGTATCGAAATACTGACGTACCTCTTTGTACTCCAGCAATCTCTGCAACTCAGCACCGGCATCTGCTTTGCCGATAGTGATTCTGTCTACAATGCTCATGTTTGCCGCAGAGCATCCGGTAGATTTCCAAGGCTCACCCAACGTGCGATTCTTGTTGGCACTTTGTTCCATTCGGTCTTTCTGCCTACCTGCTGTAATCTGGTAGATCAAAGCACTGAGAGCTTTTGGTGACGTATTAGTCATCTCGTCCATACAGATGGGCAGATTCTTAAACACCTCGTACCGATTCATCTTGGCGTTATAGGTGTCCTCTTCTCTAGCCATGAGCTTGTCGGGATTACCCCACACCGAAAGCATTGCTTGCATAGCCGTGGTTTTGCCTATGCCCGTGCCGCCGTTAATATGGAATAGCGAACTAGATATACCCTCGAAGAATTCAAGCAGCACACTGCCAAACGCCCGACATACAACAAACTGATGCAGTGCAAGATTGTCTTGGTTGTAGAAATTTATTGTTTCTTTCCACTCCTCCAACGTGCCTTTCGGTTTGAAGTGTGGCATCCACCCAGCGGTTTTGGTGGAGGCTGGGTTAGTTTCTACTTTGTTTGCATAGATTTGTTTATTGCCAAGCGTGAATGACGTGTGGTCTTCGGACCAACCGAACTGCCTTCTAGCTTGATGCGCGACTTCCGCAGCTTGCAATTCGTTAACCCATGTCATTGTGTACTTCATAAGTTTATCCATGTGCAGTGTAGCAACACCTTGCGCGGACAGTTGTTTACGCAGTTCTTCTTTAGATGTTACCGCAGTGAAAGGAACCGTGAACTCTCGGATACCATCATGAGGTAAGTGTAACCGCATGACGATCATCTCGCCCTGATCCATATCGTGCAAACGGTTCACAACATATAAATCGTTGTGGTAGATCATCTCGTCTACAAAGCCGTCCTGCCCATCGGGTACGCGAACATAGATACCGCCGTTGGCCCCTCTGAAGTATGGATGCGGGTACTGTGGTATTACATATTTACTAGTAGTCCCGCTTGGTGCAGTGATATCGGCAACGTGAATGATATTGTCTTCATCAATCGCTTCCTTCACTCGTCTCCCCAAGCTGATCGGTGATCCAACCTTGCCCCAATGAGGACACTCAGTGCAGACATCGGGGTTCTCGCTATCGAAGGTTTCGCAGCGATACGGCCCTTTGATCTGATCCAGCTTCTGGTTGGTTTCTTCTTCCGAGTAGTCGGGGTGCTTACTAGATATACGGTGGGCGGCTTTCTGCCCATCAGAGCAAAACTTAGCTATCGATAAACCCGCTCTCCACAGTGGTTCAGAACAAGTCTCTTGCTGCGTAGCGATTATGCCTAACTGCTGACATCCATCGCCTTTCATCGTGCGTTGCAGAATGTCTTTGAACGAGCTTTCATAGTTACCCATCAACGCAGTTTGAACTGCGCTGTAACCCATAGGCACCGTGTCTTTGACTTCGGTGAGGAAGCCCTCGCCAGCCCCTAGTATATCTATGTAGTTTTCAAGACTAAGTGGCGCGGTCAACGTATCGTTCAGCACGCGCACCGGTTTAGGGTCTTCGTACTTGTGATTACGTGTTAGCGGTACTCGTAAAATACGAGCGGCATCTGCGGTAACAGAATTGTCTATGTAAAGTTCGTGTTCAGCGGCAACAACTTTGAGCCGCTTTGCTACTGGGAGCCAATGCTCTCTATCGACAGGTGTAGATAGGAACCAGTATACGTGCAGTCCACCACCAGAATTGACAATCGTTGGTTTGGGTAGACCGGTTTCTCTGCAAAATCTTTTTAGTGCAGTTAGTGCTTCGTTTTGAGTGAGGTACTTCTTGACCCCACGCTGCTGTTCTTTTTCCGAAAGTTTTCCGCAGTCTATGTCTAAGAATAATGACCGCATCTGCTGAACATTATCAGCTTCTCTGTTTTGTGATGTTATAAACGTGCCTAGCGCGTAAAAAGTGTTGTAACCGTGTGCGTCTAGGTCTTGGGCTTCGTCGATGACCTCCTGTATTTCTGAGTAGAATTTTTGTATTACGTTCTTTTGTTTATATGCGAATACGCAATAGTAACCCTCGTCCCCTAATGCCGTTCGCAGAAATGTTTCTGTATCCATGCTCTCTGCTCATCCGAAAGTCACCACGACAGGAGCAAGTATTCGCCCTTCAAAAACTCCCATCGTGATGCTTTATTAGTGGTTAATCATCCCAATCGTCTACGATATCCTTTAGATCCACTGAGTCTTCGCTGGGTGGAGGAGTAGACTTCTTAACCACTTTCTTTGGTTCGCTAACCGGTTCGGATTCCGCTTTCGCTTCTACAGGCTCGACTTCAACAACCGCTTCTTCTTTCTTATCGACGAACAGAGCTTCCATAGCTGGCTTCTGTACGCCATCAGTCTGTGCAACGGTTAGCGTAATCGCTCTTATAGTATCTGGATGATCTTTGAGCGCAAGCACTTTGTTAACCTCTTCCTCAGCGAGGGGTCGAACTGGCTTGAAAAACAGCTTAGGCGTAGGACTGTTCTCGTCGAAATACATCTTAGTGACGATAGCGATTGCTGGAGCTTTGTGCTCGGCAAGGTGTCTGGCGTATGCCTGCATTGGCATATTACCGTTCTTCACATCGCCAAAAATACTAGTAGCTGGTAGCTGCAACTGATAGACGTTATCTAAATCGTCCTCTAAAACTACCGCGATACGTTGGGCAAAGCGACAAGCACGGCTCTGTCCTTGACCGGAACCCTTCACGTTCTGCGTGCAATCCATGCAACGTGCTGACTGACGCTGATCTTCAGGTACTTCTTTCGCAGGTGTGTTGGTATCTGCTGACCAACAGGTAGGCGGCTCAACCTTCTCTGGGTTGTACTCACTTGCGTAGTAGGTTCTAGAGATCTGGGCAGCATTTACAATTACAACATTCATGAAGTCTTGTTTACTTACTGCAACTTGCTCTCCACCAACGAACTCTCTGAACTTACCACCGCTGATGCTAATTCGACGCGACTTGTTACCGGTTGGCGCACCGCTAAGTAGATTGTCATTAACGTCCTTGAGTGACTCGAATAGCTCTGCACTCACGGCCCCCTTCGCTTCAAATATTGTCATATCTGACATGCCGTTCTCCTTAATAGTCTTCGTCAATCGCGTCTAGCATGTCCATGCTTGGCGCTTCATCATCCACAGAATGCCGCGTAGGTTGCCTACGTAGCAGTGATTCGAGGACATCTTCCTCGCTGAACCGATAGGTTTTACCTACCTTTATGTAGGTGTCTTCGGGGATATGCCCCTGACGTACCCACGCTCTTATCGTTGATACAGAGACTTGCAGCTTTCTAGCAATGTCTTCGATCTGCACGAACTTCCTTTCCATTAGGCTTTCCTCACTGAAATGGTGTATTCGGTATCTGCATTAAGACCCTTGGGCACCAATTCAGGGTTATCATCTAAGAACTGCCTCATATTGGTTTGGTTAATCCGCTTGTCCAACAGCGAGGGTTCCGAATGCTCCAAGATGAACTTGTGCATCGACTCCCAATCGCTAGTCCAGTAGCGTCTCTTAACAGAACGGTAGAAGATACCTGCCGCAGTACGCACGCTCTCCACTTCGTGCTCCTTGCAATGCTCCAACAAGGCATGTCGGATGGTATCTAGTTTGTCCTTCAAAGCACCGTCCTCTTCATCGAACTTAGCTTTGAGGGCTGAACGTGCATCACGTATCTTTATGAATACGCGCACGAGTTTTTCCACGGGGATTGCATCTCCCATAACGATCTCCTCCAATGTCGTTTCGTCCACTCTAGTTGTTATTTATAGCTTAGTCAAGTAATTCCTTGTAAAGATCAATAATTTTTGTGTGTATGTCTATTTTATTATCAAGTAAGTTGTAGACACGTTGTTCTACGGGCGATCCTTGCAGTTGAATGACAGTACATTTGTGATCCTGACCGGACCTGTGCACCCTAGCATTGGCTTGCGCGTAGGTTTCGAGAGAGCTTGTTGGCCCCCACCAGACCACCGTATTTGCTGCTGTGAGCGTTACACCATGTGCCGCAGCTTGGGGCTGTATGATCAGCACTCGTGGGTCTTCGCTGTCTTGGAACTGCCTGAACGCTTCCGTCCGTTTCGGGGCAGATATATCACCGTGAATCACATTGTTGGATATCTTGTCTTCAGTCAGCTTATTCGAGAGTATCTCTATGGTGTGACGGAACGGTACGAACACCAGAACTTTCTTACTTGACTCGTCGATAACCTCTCGCAGCACCTTGTATCTGTGCTTAACATCGAACTCCAATGTCTCTTTCGCGTTGGTGTAAACCGCACCTGACGATATCTGCAACAGCTTGTTCATATTGACTGCTGCGTTTGCTGCCGTAACTTCTTCTCCCGCAGCTTGCAGGATCATCTCTTCTTTCAGTTGTTTGTAATATCTCTTTTGTTGCGGTGTCATCTCGACTTGCCGCTTGGTGTAGACCATTTCTGGAAGGTCCAAACATTCTTCTTTCGTGAACCGTATGGCTGGCTGCAATACCCTAAACACCGTATCAGTAGCATCAGGTTTGGGAACCCAGCGGAACTGGGTAACTTTGTACATCACCTGATCTCGGAAAGAACTAGCCAAACGGGGCACTGCTGACGGGTTGACTAGCTTCGCTAACCCAAAAGCATCGATGGGGCTTTGTGCTGCTGGCGTACCAGTCATCATCCACAACCACTTGTCAGTGGTCATCAGCTTGTTGAGCGTCTTCCATCTGCGAGTCTGTACGTTCTTGTAGTGCGTAGCCTCGTCCACAATGATCAAGTCAAAACCAGCTTCAGCAATGGCATCGGAGACAATCTCCACACCATCGTAGTTAATAATGACGTACTCGGCGTCCCCTTCAATAATCTCCTTGCGCTTCTTTGCGCTACCGTAAGCCACATCAACCTTGCGGTGCATAGCGAACTTAAACATATCGTCGCGCCATGCGGATTCCATGATGGACAGAGGGCAGATAATCAGAACTCTACGTACCTTTCCTTGTTTGATCAGGAAGTCGGAAGCCCATATCGCACTGGCAGTTTTGCCGGTCCCTTGCTCGTTGAAGCAGAACCCGCGCTTGTTCATGGTCAAGAACGCCGCTGTAGTCATCTGGTGCTTGAACGGCTTGTACTGTCCGGTCCAGTCGTAATGACCTTCTATAGGAGAAGGCACCTTGATGTTGAGGTTGCGTAGTACCTGCGTCTCATCAATCCCCCACTTTACTAACACCTCGTTTTCAGCAAGCTGTTTACTCTTAGGGATTATCGTTGTCACACGTTGCGGGTTGCGTAATCTAAGCAGCAAAGCCCGATTGTCGATCACTTTCATTACTTCTTTTTACCTTTGCTCAAAGCACCGCCTGCTGCACGGTTCCGCTTTCGGCTTTGTACACGCACACCATCTTTGTTAGTGCCCCCCTTACTCAGAGGCTTTTTGTGCGCTACATCTTTACCTTCTCTCTTATCAGCTTTGCCGTTCTTGTTAGCGTCTTTGCCGGTCTTGTCCATCTTGCGTCTTGCACGCTGACGTTCCATGCGGTCTGCATGTTCGCCCCTAGCCTGCTGTTGCTTGTATTCTTTCTTATATGGTCTTGGTTTGTTCTTGTAAGGCATATCAATGTTTCCCGTTGTGAGGACACTCAATTACCACACAATGCCGCTTGCATAACCCGCTCGGTTTGGGGTTCCAAGTATCTGCATCGTAGGCTTTCTGCATGTTGATATAGTCGCGGGTCCACCTTTCCCACAACTCCGGTTGGTTGTGGATCTTGTAGGTTTCTTTTATTAGCTCGTTTGAAACTACGAATAGCAGGCCCGCACGAATAGTTTTCACTACTGGAAAGTGTTTGAAGATAGAGAGCGCCATCAACTCTAGCTGGCCCTTGTCTGCATACTTAGCGTTTTTCCCAGTTTTGTAGTCGATGACCCATGCTAGATTGTTCTCTGCATCTAGGATCACTAGATCCGCAATCCCTCGATACCACACATCGTCATCGTAAAAGCCGCACGGCTCCAAGTTTTCCGTGAGGCCCATCTTGTATTCGCAGAGCTTCTCCCCTTGCTTAGACTTCAGCGCGTCTAAGGTTTCCTTCATGTAAGCAAACTGCTCTGGTATTTCTTCGTTATCTCTAACGTAGTTTTCTGCTGCTTCGTGCACTTCTGTACCGTAACGCATTGCTTCCGTCTCAGGTTCGGAGTAGTCCTTTACCACCCGTAGGTGGTAGAACTTGCGTGGGCATTGCTCGAAGGCTTTGATCTTACTGAAAGACCAAGGGGATATACTGCTCATTACTTCCCTTTCGTTTCCGCAATTGTCATACCCGCTTCGCATAGGGCGCTGATAGTCTGGAGTATGCAATCTTCGGGAATACGTAGCATCTGCTGATCCCCGTTGAAGTCTTGGTAAATAACTACATCGTAGTCTTTGGTACCGTCTTTGTGGTTGATCTCCGCGATACCTACATGGAACACGAGATCCTCTGGTCGATAGTCGTTTATGTTTACTATCTTACTCATTCACACTCCCCGTAGGATTTTCCTACACCGGATTCGCAATTTACTGGTAGTCCTTCAGCCCAGTCGGGCACCCACCTCATTGCAGATTCTATAAAAGCACGCGATTCATCAAGCTCATTCTCTGGCACACAACACACTATAGAGTCATGAACAGTCAGAACTACGCGGTATTGCTTAGAAATTTTTAGCATCTGCTCTGCAATTATGCAACGTGCTATTGCCTGACATAGGTTCTCCACAACCTTGCCACCGTAGATATGTTTTCGGCCTCGTCGCGTCTTGTATGAGAACTGTATCTTGTTCTTCTCATCACGCTCCATTCGCAGATCATCGTACCGCATAAGCAACCCTGACGGTAGCTGAATGGCAGACTGCTGCGGATTAACTTTGACCACGCCTTCGCGCCCTACGTTGAGCGCCTCGCCTCTAACCATGTAGCGTAGGAGGCTTTGGCACTCGTTCCACAACCCTTTGATACTGGTGTTTGTTGTCCTGTAAACGTCGATAATCCGACGAGCTTCTTCTAGGTCGATGTCGAACTCAAAGGATTTAAGCTGCTCCTTGAACCGCACGGCACCCATACCGTAGCCAGCACCGAGGATCGTAGTCTTGCCAACGAACCGTTGATCTTTCGTGACTAGGCTCTCGTCTGACAAATTGTAGATACTCATAGCCATTTTCTTGTAAACGTCATCGTTGTTATGGAATGCCATAACAAGATCCTGCTGGCCTGCTAACCAAGCCAGAACACGCGCTTCGATCTGTGATGAGTCACAATCCACCAGCATGTATCCATCTGGCGCTGTGAGGCTAGACTTGAGCTTCTTACCATTTGGCCCACGGCTGGGCAGATTCTGAAGATTGATTTTGTCATCGCCGCCCCACCGTCCAGTGTGTGCAGCGTAGTATCGGACAGGCACGGGCAACTTGCCCCGACTGGCGATGTTTAAAAACCGCTCCGTTCGAGTCTCCTCTAGTGTGCTCTTTGTACCTAACCGTGCAGCTACAAGGGCTTGAACCCTGTCGTCTGCGTGCTCTTCTAAATCTTTGAATCCCTGATCAGTCTTAGCAAAGGCAAGGGTTTCCTTTCCTGTAGTCGCACTGATCTTGGTAGGGGGTTCGACCCCAAGTCCACGCAGTACATCTGCAAACTTAGGGTTACTCATTAGGTCTTCTTTATCTACACCCACTGACTCCAGCAGATCTTCTTTCCGCTGCTTGATATCGACTAGGTGCTGCTCAAGCAAGTTTTTGTCTAGCTCAAGCATCGGCTCGATGAACATTCGGAGGGTCAGGTCTATCGTTTTCAGTTCTTTTACTGGGAACTGTTTTGTCATAAGACCAAATAAACGGTAAGTAAGTTCTACGTCATTTACACAGTAGTCCCCGTAGACCTCCAACTCCTCATCGGAGAAGTCCAACCGCCGCTTACCTATCGCGGCCAGAACCTCCGTTCCTTTAGCTCCGATTTGATATCGTTCAGCCAACGCTTTGAGACTTCCTCCAACTTCTGTGCCGTGGATAGCACGAGCGATGCAAAGGGTATCAGTCCAAACGCGAGGATGAATATCAAAAAGCCAGCTAAGAATAGCGCCATCAAACATAGTGTTGTGAGCAAGAACCATAGATTCTCCCCAATTGAAGGTATGGAGATACTCCCTAATTTGGTCGTGAGTCCCACTAGCCCACTCTGTAGCATTGTTATTAACTTTGATTCCAACACCGATCACCTCGAAATTTTCATGTCTAACGTACTCTTCAGTAGTCAACTTTGTTAGAGAAAACTGTTTGTCGTAGTACGTTTCAAAATCTATTGTTATAAGTTCCATGTTATGCCTGTAACGAACTGTTAGGTTGAGGGCTTCGCACCCTCTCGGACTCAGTTTGTATGCTTTGTTCAGGCGGGGTCTTCAAACAGTCTGGAACAGTAGCCGCCAATTCTTAGAAGTTTGGTTCGAGATCCGTTACACGAGGACAATCACTGTTATCGCACTCAGAGTAGGTAAAGTTACCCTGCTGATAGGTAACGAAATACCCAGATAGACAGTCATCGCAAGGGACGCGATACACCTCAGTTACGATCTCGGGATCCATACTAATTTTTCCTTAGTGCTACCTCTCCACCACAAGCGAAATACCCAGCACCGTCGATCCAATTGTCAGCATGTTGTGGGTTCTCCATGATGCGAGCCACCTTGACCAGCGCCATCATCACGGCAACATCTTGCTCGTGAACACCTACTGTTAAGTAGCCACTCCACAGATCCGCGATCCTGCGAAAACTATCTTCGGGCTGGCCGTGTGTGTTCTGCCTATCGTTGGTGACAATCTCTTTCGCTCGATCCAGCAAGCCACCGCGACTGTAATCTTGCTGCTGCGTAGCTTTTGGTAATGTACCTACCGCTGTGTTTTGCGTGCCTTTGGTTTTTTTGCCAGTAGTATTGCGTTTCTTCTTTCTTGGCTTTGTCAACCCCATGTCGCGCTTAACCTTGCCCACATAGAATGGGTGACAGCCTACCTTCTCGGCTATCTTAACTGCGGTCATTGTCGGATCTTTCTCTAACAACTTCCTAACCGCATCTGCTTTTTTGTTCGGCCTACCTGCTGCCATATCGTTCTCCTAATTAATATCCAAATCTAATTGCCAAGGTGTTTCCGTTTCTTTCGAGAGCCACTCTTTTACATCCCACATGTTCTCTTCATTAACGACCAAAGCTAACCCGTGTTGTCCTGCTATCTCCTCAAGATTCCTTTTCTGTAGTGCAGTGGGTTTGTTGCTTCCCGCCTTACACTCGATACCGAAGAACCTTCCGTTACAACAACCAACAATGTCTGGTACACCGCTCCTACCGTAACCTCCCGTCACTGGATAAAAGTAATATGC